AGTCTCTTGACATATATCTTTTTATGATTCTCAGGTCTGTAGATCTTCCTGAGTTGTATCTTGATCTCTGCTACACTCCTACCATAGAGCACGTATGGCTCTGCATCATCATAACAAACTTTAAATGGGAGGTAATTATCCTTACCAGATCTCTCCTCTCTTCCCTCCTTTACATTCTTATTCTTAACGTGAGCAATGTAAGTAGGACTCTTTACCTTTACCTTCTGTCCTGCTCTCCTCTTTGCCTTATTACCTTCACCTCTGTCTGAATCTTCCCAGTCACCACCACCTCCAGTGGCTTTCTTAGAGTAACCTTTACCCCCTAGTCTTTCATCAAGTACTTCCTCTTTTTTATATGTGGGAACCTTTGCTCCTTTAACACCTCTTCTTGCCTTGTGCTCTTCTCTACGTTTGTCAATCGTCTTACCCCTTTTATTATCAGGGTCAAACATTGCAGGTTCTACAGTAGAAGGACCAGAGTGTCTCCAGTTTCTGATAGTTGCTTTACCATAATCTGAACGACCTTTATCTACCTTTGCTTCTTTAACGTCCTTCTTGGTACCATACTTCCTCTTCTTCACCTTCTTACTACCTAGAAGAGGATCAAATCCTGCATTAGGACCAGTGGCAGCAGCAGATCCAGTGAATCCACCGTTACCGACACTCATTGTTGGGGCATCTTCATTCATATTTCTTCCAGTAAAGAAGCAACATCATCATCTATATCGACCTCATCAAATACACCTACACCCACTTCGGGCATCCTATCCAGATATTGTAGGAAGGTCTTAATTAAGGGCCAGTATTCAGGCTCAAGTTTATACATGAGCAAGGGGATAGTGGCATCACCAAAAACATTAAACAATATTATTAAGTGATTCAGTATGAGATTCACTCGGAGGATACGTGTCTTGACATATCGTTTAAGTAACCGTTTAAGGTACTTAAACTTCTTCATATCCTCCATGAAATCATCAACGGTAACCGACTGAGGGTTATCGTAATGCTTAATAGCGAACATCAAATAGTTTTTTTCATTAAGTGATTCAAAATGCATTACAAATCATCAGTATATTAACTGCCGAATGTTAAAGTAGCAGCTCCGTTTGTTCTCTTGGTCTCAGCACCCTTGCTTGTGTTAATAACACAACGATACTTGTAACCATCTAGGGCATCAGATGCTAGTCCACTGTAAGCAAGTGTTGCTGTAGTGAAGTTTGCATATGTAATACCTGTGTCAAGTGAAGCACTTACATTTACCCAACGAGTAGTTGCGTTTGCTGTCTGACGTTGCCACTGGTATGTAATAGTACCTGACTGATCCACTGTTGCAGCAGCAACGAATGTTCCAGCACCACTAGAAGAAGTAGAGTTAGCAGGTTGTGTACCGACTGTAATAGTCTCAAGTACATCTGCTGCGATTGTATCATCAGCCATGTCACCAGCATTACCAGCAGTTGCTTTCGCAGGTGCTATGTATTCTGCCTTATGACGTGTGTCACCATTGTGTGTGACGTATGTTTGGTATTGCCACCATCCAGGACCAGTAATTCCTCTTGTCTTGTTAGAAGCGATGTCTTGCTCAGTAGTATCAACGAATACTAGATCGTATGATACACTGTCACCACCTTTAACTACATACTCAGCAACTGCTTTAGGAGCAGTACGTCTGATAGCACCAGACAAAGAAGCATCAGTGCTTCCTGCATATGTTGTATGTAATTCGATTGATGTTGTGCTAGTTACTTCTCTAACAAGATAGTTAACGCTATTCAAGACTAGAATGTCTCCTACGTTAACACTATCAGCTGCATTCTTGGTAACAGTAGCGTCACCATTAGTGACGGCAACATCATTGCCAAACGTAGCAGCGTCTATTGTACCAAAGACTGCCATTTGTAATTCTCCGTGGACGGTTTCCTATATTTTATTTATAACCACTAAGATTCAAGCAGTGCCTTAGCGACAGCAGCAACGAGTTCATCGTCAACTTTATTTTCTGTCTTAGCTGCTGCTTTCTTTAGCAGTTTGATTACGAAATCTTTAATTACTGAATCTAGATCCTCTGGAATTCTATCAACAGCCTTATTAATGATGCTGATAGCAATAGGCATTAAAAAGTTAATCATGATTAACTAGAGTAAAGGTACTCTATATATACGATCACTTAGGATCAGCAATGTCAATCATATACTTACTGTCATGCTCCTGTGTTAATTGGAGTAGACGCTGACGCATACGCTCTGAGATTTCTTTCTTTGCTTCGCTGTCATCTATTTCAGACTTCTTAACCTCTACTTCTTCAGTTGGATTCTGAGGTTCTACATCTCCACCTGTAGGTGTAGACTTCTTGACCTTTTGCTTGGTCTCTTTAAATGCTTGTGCTGCCTTCTCTTTAATGTCTTGAAGACTGCTTTTTATTTTTGATGAATACAATTCGGACATTAGATCCTCCTTTTTTGGGTTAACTGTCACGTTACCCTTCTTTTTGGTTTTGAGATAGCTATCCTGTGCGGACTTACCATTCTGGTTTACTTCATTAATCATGAGTCAAGCTCCGAGATGTACTCGAGCTCTGCCTCGGTGAATACACCAGCGTCTCTCAACTTGGTGACCCACTCTCGCTCTTCCTTCTTGGTCTTCTTCACTTCATGCTTCTCATAACCTTTGCCATCGCCATCGTCATCCCACCAACGCTTTACCTTGCCCTTTGTTTTCTTAGACTCAGTAAGCATCTGTTGATGTAGTTCTTCGATGTCAATACCTATTACTTGTTCGTTTGCTGTTTGTAACCCCATATCTTCTGGTGCTTTGGCAGTCTTCTCACCCTTTTTACCTACGATGATGTACCTACCGTCATTTTTCTTACCAGTGATTACGAAAGAGTCATTACCATGACGGACAACACGACCAATGTTACGATCCTTGTCGTGCTCTCTCTTCTTCTTGTCGATGTGATCTCTTTCAACAGGAAATCCAGCATAGCCTTCTACAATTGGCTCCCAAGTATTTAATACTTCTACGACCTTATCCATGCCCTTCTTGAGTCTCTCTGTTGGCATGGTTGTGCCATTCTCCAAAGACTTAAGGATCCTTGTCTGCTCGTCTAATGTATACTCCATCAGTGCAGTTGATACTAGCATTTCTAATGTCATTTCTCTATCCTAAAAGAAAGGTTTAAGTTTCTACTTGATTATTTAGGTGCGACTGCTTTTCCACGAATCTCAGCGTTAAAGTCGCTAAACTTCTTGACTCCTTGACCAGGTGTCATATCTTGAAGTGCTATTCTATATGTATCAGTACCGATTTTCCAATCGTTACCACTACCATCGTCTGCTGAGTAGTTTGATTGATCTTTAGAGGTATCTGCAGCCTTCTTCTGGACATCACTTAATTGTCCACCGTCATCCTCTGTGACCTCAGTTACATGTCTTAACCAAGCACGTAACTCAATGTTTCTATCGTCTTTCATAATAATATAATTGGTACCACGATGTACTACATGTCCTCTAAGACCTGTGTCATCATGCTCTACTAATGCTCCTACCTTAAAGATCTGGTTAAGCATATAGAAATCTCTGAATGAATCGTAGTCTAGTTTAGGTGCATACTCCCAGACAGATTCCTTTTTGGTAGTCTTTTTCTTACTCTCCTTCTTAGGAGGTGTCATACCTGTGATAACATCCTTCATCAAGAGTCTACTGTGCTTCTTACTAGTACCTTTAGGCATACCAGCATGGAATGAGTCGTGGTCATCCTTAGAAGCATGGTCTCTTTGCTTAGATGCACTTAAATTTTCGATTGGATCTTCAGAATTTGGATCTCTAGCACCAGCAGACTTGATATTAATACTCTTGAAATCATAGTGGATTCCATTGTATTTGTTAGTGAGTTTCTCAAATTCTTTGACACGATCATCACCTACTACCATGGTTACATGCTCTTTACCCTCGTCATTTATATCTCTGAGGATATCAAACACGTTACGTTGACCTTCATTGTTTTGTATTGCGTCCTTATGTCCTTTGAACATCTTACGCATGTGATCAACCTTTTGTTGAGCATTTAGTGGGTTCTTTTTATGATCCTGTGACCTCGAAGGATAGATCCTATAGTTGCCAGAGTCTCCTCCATGTGCCTTAACAGCATCAAGGAGTTTTCCATGTCCAGCATGAGGAGGATTGAAACGACCAAAAGTAATTGCAACATGATTGTCTGCCTCTTGTGCTTCTTTCTTCTTTTCAGCAGGGGTTTTACCCTTGCTTGCAGTAGCTTCTCTTAGGAATTGTGTAAAATTCATTAACCCCAGTCCTTTGCAACAGTGAAGTTAGCCCTAGAAAACTCTAGTCTATCAACAAGTTTGAGTGCAGCACCTTCTTTAATTGCTACGAATCCTTCTGGAGCCGTTGCTCGGTAACCACCCTCGTCTTCGATGAAGGTACCAACACCTTCTATCTTATTAAGTTTACTAATGATGAGAACCTTAGCATCCATCAGGTTTTTAAAACCATCTAGTGCTGAGAACATCACAGATTTATTAGTATTTAGGTATTTAAGACTCTTGTCTTTCCTTTCTTCCCACATCTTCTTTGCTTTAGCAGTCTTCTTCTTAGCAATCTCCTTCTGATATCTATCCTCTACGAAGATAGAGAAACCCTTTGCCATAGATGCAGAGGTAGTTGGTATCTTACCCCCTTTAATGACTTGGTTAAAGTAGATCTTGAAGAGTGCATTGTGTGCGAAAGTACCACTCTCATTCTGAATAGTATTAAGGAACCTAGCACCTGCTCTGAGATTTCTCTTAGCAGAACTAACATGCCTTTCAACGAGTGCCTTCTCAGTAGTGCTTAGGTTTGCTATCCCATTGACATTGGTAAACTCTGAAGAGAATACTGCAACGTCCTTGACTCCTTGCAGATGATTGACATTACATCCAAAGGATGCTGCCATCTCAGCAACTGATTCACCACCCTTATAAGTGGTATGGAATACTATACCTAGTTTAGATTCTCCTACCTTCTTACCCATGACAGTATTAGACTCAACACAGTAAGTAATAGTGTTAGGTTTAAACTTATAGCATGGTTTACCACACATCACCACCTTAGATGGTGTCTCTGTGTATAGAAGGTCACCTTGGATGACTCCCTCAATAGGTAGTTTAATTAACTGATTATAACACTGCTTAAGAATCTTATTTAAGACTCCTTCGTAATGTATATCAATCATCTCTTCGTTGTATCCTATCTTAGGATCAGTCTTATTAAAGACTGACTTAGTACCAAC